GATGCTGGATCATCGGGAGAAAAAGAGATATGGCCGACTCCGAGAGCGAGGGAGGGCAACGCGGGTCAACCGGGAAGCCAAGGGTCGATCCACAATGCGAAGAAACGGTATTTGGACGGGGTGGTGCAAGAGATGTGGAGAACTCCGGCGGCACAAGAGCCGGGGATACGCTCGGAGCAATTGGTGACCAAGGACGGGGAACCGGCGAAGGTCGGGCAGAGAGCATACGACAAGGACACGGGAAGGCTGGCACAAATAGGACTGCCACAACAAGTCAAGATGTGGCCGACTCCGGCAACAAGGGATTACAAGGGGGCAAGCGGGAAGGGTCGGCAAGAAAGAAAAGGTCACCCAACGGACACATTACCCAATGCAATCAAGATGTGGCCGACTCCGAATGTAAGCGACCAATACCACGCGAACATGAAGAACGACCACGACATCAAGAAGGGATATTTGAGGGGAGTAGTCAAGATGTGGCCGACTCCATCAGCCAACGAGGATGCGGCCGGGAAACCGGGGGCGAAGATGCAGAAAATGTTAGGCAACCATCCGGAGGTGAGAGAGCAAGGGCAAGGGACACTCAACGCGGAATGGGTTACCTGGCTGATGGGCTATCCGCCCGGTTACTTGACATTGGATCCATCTGGCACATAGAGCCGGACATTCCGAGGGTGACAACGGGAGAAAAGAACCGGGTAAAAAAATTGAAGGCCCTCGGCAATTCGGTGGTTCCACAAATCCCCGAGATCATCGGGCGTTTGATCATGGAGGTCGAACGTGAAATTCAATCAGAAGGGATTCATCAAGATCAAGAGTGAACGCTACGGCGATACTATCATTCTTTGTAAGTTCGATTGGGTCACACAACAGGCCGCAAGAAAAGGTCACATTGCATATTCCGTTGAGGAACTTGAGGAGTTCCGGAGCATGTCAACGGAGGAGCAAGATATTTGGCACGCACAAAAGAAAATCTTTGGAGGACATTATGTCGGCACAAATAAAAAAGCTTGAGGAGCTATCCCAAAAGTTTGCAACGGTGCAATCATTACCGGCACCGGATGTTCAATGGCTCATTGCAAACCTGGAAAAATGTTACAGCGACCAGAATGAGACATCGGAGGATATTCAATACACTGTCCATGAGGTGATACTGCATTTGAACAAACGCTTGAAAACGGATTACCGGACCGACTCAATCAAAACATTGCGCCTGGTGCGTGGCCGCTATAACGAAGGGTATCGCCTCGAGGATTTCATCAAGGTGATCGATACCAAATCCCGCGAGTGGAAACACGATGAACAAATGGCCAAATATCTCCGGCCCTCCACATTGTTCAGTCGTGGGCATTTCGAAGAGTATCTCCAACAATGCAAAATGGATGGCCCACAGGAAACTCAATTCAGTAGTCGGCCTTCTATATGAGTAAACTTTACGATTCGTTTGAGGCCGCGGGGATTGATCTCTCGGGTGCCGGAGATAATGACACGGTTACGATCGAGTGTCCTGAATGCTCCGGAACTCGAAAGAAGAAACACACGCGATCACTCCGGGTCACCCGATCGGCGGGTCTTTGGACTTGTTATCATTGCCAGTGGTCCGGTGCGGTTCGCCAGGATCAATCAAACAAAACTCCCAGTTACAACAAACCAACTATCACATTTGAAAGTGAGCTCCCCCAGGCCGTGACCGATTACCTTGTTGGGGAACGCGGCATTGACCCGGAGGTGCTCACGCCTGACATCATCGGATTCTCTCCGACAAGAAAGAAGATCATGTTCATCTACCGGAGGGATGGCGAGATTGTCAACTTGAGGTATCGGGACCGTGCCAAGAATTATTCGCAAGAGGAGAATTGTGAGCACATCTTATGGGACCAGGACAAGATCACTAAAGGTTGCGAATTGGCCATCTATGAGGGTGAGCCGGATAAACTGACAGGCCAAACGTGTGACCCCGGCCGAGTGCATTGTTCGGTCCCGAATGGATCCAACTCATTTCAATTCTTGACCAACTCCGAGAAAGTCCTGGAACTCCCTGCCAAGATCATCCTGGCTGGCGATATGGATGCGCCGGGAAGGAAGATGGTGGAAGAACTCGCAAGGCGTATCGGAAAGGATCGATGTTACAAAGTGACCTGGCCGCACGATTGCAACGATGCGAATGAAACCTTGCTGACTCACAATGCTGACACGGTTCGCCAGTGCTTGGATGATGCTCAACCGTGGCCCATTGAAGGCGTTCATTCTCCATCGGAATACATTGAGGAGATCACCGAGCTCTATCGGCATGGTGTCAAGCAGGGAGTGGATCCTGGCATGGGATTGGGGAGAAAAATGAGGATTTCGCCAGGGTGTCTCTCGATTGGCACGGCGATCCCCAATCATGGCAAATCGACAATCCTGAATAATATCATGGTGAATATTGCGAAGAGTGCCGGATGGTCCTTTGCGGTCTTTTCACCCGAATATGCATCTCCGGCACATCATGTGAGGAACCTGATTCAAACGTGGACAGTCAAACCGTTTACCGAAGGATTGCCCGGAAGGATGTCCGAGGATGAGGCCGTGATTGCTATCCGGAACATCGATCAGCATTTCCATTTTATCTTGCCGGAGGAAGCGGCACCGGATATTGACACGATACTATCACGGGCAAAACAACTCATTCGCCAGAAAGATAACGTGAAGGGATTGGTCATTGATCCGTGGAACAAGCTCGAGGCGAGTCGGGATCGAGGACAATCGGAGACTGAATATGTGGCAGAGGTGCTGAATAAGCTGACATATTTTGCCAAGCAGTTTGACATACATGTGTGGCTCATTGCACATCCTAAGAAGATGGAGAGAGGCCAGGATGGATCTTATGTGGTCCCGAGGCCATGGGATATCAGTGGATCGGCTCACTTTTTTTCAATGGCCTCGATCTGCTGGACAATTTTCAGACATGTGCATGATCCGGAGGCCGATGTGGAATTCCATGTGCAGAAGGTGAGGGATGCCGGGGTGGATGGGGAGCTCGGAGTGGTGCGACTCAAGTTCGATAAGAATTGCGGTGTGTATTCGGAGGGAGAACAACGATTCGAGGAAATGATATGAAAGGATACCAAGATGATTAAACGATTCAGACATAAGTTCAATGCGATACCCACGGAGGTCGATGGGATCAAGTTTGCCAGCAAGAAGGAGGCCGCCTATTATTCCGATTTGAGGCTCCGACAAGCCGCCGGATTAGTCCATTTCTTTCTCCGGCAAGTCCCTTTTCATTTGCCAGGTGGCATCCGATACGTTGTGGATTTCGCCGAGTTCCTGGCTGATGGTGAGGTGAGATTTGTGGATGTGAAGGGATACAAAACGGATATGTACAGGCTGAAAGTCAAACAGGTCAAGGATGTGTTTGGCGTGACGATTGAGGAAGCATGAAAATAGGACTGATACAAATGGATGGCAAGATTCCTAATCTCGCATTGATGCGTTTGGCGGGTCACTATCACAAACTCAAGCATGATGTGGAATGGTGGCTCGGTCCTCTTTTTGATTACGACCAGGTGTTTGCCAGCAAAATCTTTAAATTTACCCCTGATTATTTGCCGGAATATGTGGTGAGAGGCGGCACGGGTTTCGCTTGGGATTCCAGGCTTGACGATGATATTACACCCGGTCACTCCGGCGGATGGTTCATGTATCCGGAATACACCAACCACATTGGATTCAGCGAACGCGGGTGCCGGTTGAATTGTTCATTTTGTGTGGTACCGGAAAAAGAAGGTAAGCCAAAGTTTGAGTCAAGCATCGATGACCTACTGACAAACCCGCGAGGTGAGGACCGGCTGGTTCTACTGGATGATGATTTTCTAGGACACCCAAATGTGATTGATGTGTTTAATGAATTGATTGATCGTCAACTCCGGGTCAATTTTATTCAAGGGCTGAACATCCGGCTCATTACCGAGGAGCAAGCAAGTCTTTTGGCACAAGTCAAGTTTCGGAGTAATTCATTCAAGAACAAAAGCGTGTCATTTGCCTGGGATCGGCCGAAGGATGGCGGAATTGTCAAGCGAGGCTTTGACCGCTGTATTGAAGCTGGGCTGAAACCCTACCAGATGCAATTTTATGTTTTAGTGGGCTACGACTCTACACCCGAGGAAGATATGGATCGCGTTGAGACATTACGATCACTCGGTGCGGATCCGTATGTCATGGTCTACGATCACACCAATAGGTATCAGCGGAGGTTTCAACGGTGGGTCAATCATCGGGCAATCTTCAACTCGGTGAAATGGAAGGATTATTCACGGGCTTGATCATTAAGCGAATAGGTCAATACTATCATGGAGTTAAACGTGGAGTTTCCTGACGAATTTTATGTTACCAATTGGGGATTGAAAGGAGTACCGGATATGAGCACCGAAAAATGGTCACCAAAGGAGAAGTTCAAGAGCGGAGCAACAAGGAATCCCATAGCACCGGTGAGGTATGACCTGGTCAAGTGGGGATTCGTTAGGGAGATGGCCAAGGTGATGTTTGAAGGAGCCGAGAGTCATGGTGATGACAATTGGACCAATGGCATGCCAAGGTCAACCGTTGTCAATCATATGATGGAACACTGGCATCACTGGCTCGAGGGGGATCGGAATGAACCTCACTTGGCCAAGATGGCATTCGGGTTGATGGCCTTGTGGTGGTACGAGGAGAATGGTATTGATGTGAAGGAGTGATCGGTCGGATATTGTGTTAAGTCCTTGAGGATACACCTGGTTAGGATTTAATGGGGGATCCGGGAGATATCTGTGGGTTCCGCATCAAGGTATGGCCGAGGCTCTGCCCCCACCCTCGCGCCCGGCCAGGCAAATGAATCGCGCATGTGAATTGTTACACAATTGTTATCTCTTCCTGTAACTCCCAGCAAACAAACGCTTTGGTGGATTCTCGAGAACCTGATTGTGGGAACTTTGTGACCATCGGGCACCCCCCCGGGGGGTCTTTCCTTTCGTTTTTGGGGGGATTTGCCAGGAGCGATACCCGAATTTAGGGGGGGGTGGTATCGTCTGAGGGGACCTACGCATCTGCAAACTCACACAAGACCCAAAGAGTCGATCCGGAACTCCCCCTGATCATTTCGGAAAACTCACTATTCCCCACCCAAATTCACCCCTGTGCCGGATGAAAAAAAAATAAGACCCCTCTCTCTGTGCCCGAATGAAAAAACTCCAAAAACCTATCAATCAGGCTCTCAATTGCCCGAATGAACTTTTTAAAAGAAAAGAAAATAAAAGAAAAGAAAAGAAAAAGTAATACAAAAAGAAAAGAAAAGAAAACAAAAGAAAAGAAAATAGTTACACCCGCTTTCGCTTTTTTGGGTGAACTCATTTGTGTACCTTTTAAAAACTTTTCAGTTCTTTTGGTCAGATCACCATGCATCCCAGTATTATCCCTAGGGGAGACACCAAAAATATAACACAAAGAACAGATAATTTTTGTCCGGTACACCGTTCGGGCAATCCTGACAAGCAAATAAACTTCTTGACAAAAACTTTCAGAATGCCAAGAATCTTGTCATTTTGGTAATCTGGTGTAGAAATGTGGATCCTATTGGTGGTCATATTGGCACAGCCGTATTTGGTCGAACGCATTGAGGGCCTTGGTGCTTTTGCAGTCCTCAAGGAGTGTGAAGCCGAGAAGGTGCGTGCCATCACCGTGGGACTCCCTGCCAATATGAATATTGGATGCTTACGACTTGAGGGGGTAAGTTTAGCGTATGGCAAGAGAGCACACGGAACATTTTAGCAAAAACGAATTGAGTTGTCCTCATTGTGGGGTCATGGGGATGGACCAGGAGTTTATGGATATCCTGGAGGCGGTCCGGAAGGAATACGGGAAGCCGATGAAACTGAATAGTTCTTTCCGGTGCCGTGAACATAATGAGGCAATTGGTGCCAAGTCAACGTCCAGCCATTGCCTGGGGGTGGCGGTCGATATCGCATGCGAAGGTTCCGGGCAGCGTTTTGATTTGATCCGGCACCTCTCAAAACATGTCACCCGACTTGGCATCGGACAGGAATTTCTGCACGCGGACTATGATTTGAACAAATCACAGAATGTCATCTGGACCTATTATTGAAATGTTTACCGATTTCCGGTGCCCGGAATGCCAATCATATTGTGTGCTCGGTGATGCCATGATCGGGCACATTCTGTTTATTTGCCAGAATTGTGGCACTCGGGAAACCGTGACACATCAATACAATGTGTCCAAACCGTATTATTACATCTCGAGTCAGAATCCGCTGATTCTTGATATTTTGGGGAAAAACTAATGTGGCACATCCCGGGAGTGTTTCATAAGTTGATGGGCCCCTCACCTGTCAACTCCCAGGTCGTTCCGGATCCTCCTCCGGATACCGCGAGTCCTCCCGGGAGTGACCACTAAACTTAAGGAGATCACCATGAACATGATTCTGAAACGATTAAAAGAACCTTCAAGCTGGGCATCCCTGGCCGCCATGTTCGCCCTGGTAGGTGTCAACCTTCCGGAATCCATGATGCAGAACATCACGCAAGTCGGCATGGGATTGGCCGGAATTCTCGGTTTCTTCATGAGCGATCCGGGGAATAAGGAATGACACTTTACCTGATCGCCGGGGCGGTCCTGTTTGTTGCCGGTGTGTTTCTCTATGCATACCGGCAGGGAAAGAGAATCGCAAATCTTGACACCCTCATAAAATCTAACGAACTCAGCAATGAGGCCAAGGAAAAAATTAAGGAGATCGATGCGAAATTTAAAAAATCAATGCGCGGCATTAACCGTGATCGCGCTATTAACTTTTGGATGCCAGGCAGTAAGTCAAAGAAACCTTGAAACATTTTATGTGCCGGATCGCCCGGTTATTGAACCGATTCCATCCGGCACCACTATTGGATTAGCGGAGAATCAATTCGTTGATCTGACCAAGTACGTTATCGAGCTTGAAGCCGTGGCGGAGAAATGCAACGCCCAGGCCGAGGTGTTCAATGAAGCGAGATAGCAATGGACGGTTTGCCGATACCGGCAAGGTCAATAAGAAACGCGGCCATACCAATAAGAAGGAAAAGGAAAAGATTGATGAGCTCTGTCAGAAGAAAGGGTTCAATCCGGTCAGTTGGTTGATCGAGGTGGCATCGAATGAGGAGATCCCGTGGAGGGAACGGATCCGCGCCACCATCGAGATCAATTCTTGTTTGCACCCGAAGAAAAAAGCCATGGATGTGGCGGTCGATCAGACCATCACCCTGGTACGTCAAAACTTTATGGAGGCGATTGATGTCACAAATCTCGATACCTCATCTATACCGACCCCGTACTTATCAAAAGCCGGTTTGGTTGGCAATGGAGCTCGGAGTAAAAAGGCTGGTCCTGGTCTGGCACCGAAGATGCGGAAAGGACACCACATCGTTAAACGTGATGATCGACCAGATGCTCCAAAGACCGGGGAGTTACTACCATCTATTTCCGACAGCCAGACAGGGGAGGAAAGCGATATTTGAAGGAATCGGGAAAGACGGCCACGCATTCATGTCACATTTTCCGAAACAAATCATTCAACGAAAGAATGATCAGGAAATGCTGGTCGAGGTCAAAGGAGCGAAAGGAAATTCGATTTACCAGGTGGTCGGCACCGATAAGGGTATGGATTATCTCCGTGGCACCAACCCGGTCGGCGTGATCTTCTCGGAATACTCGAGAATGTCTCCCGCCGTATGGGACACGATTCGTCCGATACTCCGGGAGAATGATGGGTGGGCCATCTTTGCGTACACGCCATGGGGAGAAAATCATGGATACGATATGTATAACATGGCCAAGGATAATGACGAATGGTTTGCCAGTTTGCTAACCGTTGACAATACGGTTGACCATGAGGGCAAACCGCTGATTAGTCAAACCGATGTCCAGGAAGAACGCGATTCCGGCATGAGTAAAGAAATGGTTGCCCAGGAGTTTTATTGTTCCTGGCAATCCGCACTTCCCGGAGCTTATTTTGCCAGTGAAATGGAAACCGCCCTGGAACAAGGTCGAATCACCCAGGTGCATTATGAGCCGGAACTACCTGTTGATACCTATTGGGATCTGGGTGTTGCCGATGAAAATGCAATCTGGTTCGCCCAGCATGTCGGCAATGAAACCCGCCTGATTGATTATTACGAAAACTCCGGCGAAGGCTTGGTGCATTACATCAAAGCTCTCCGGAGCAAACCTTATGTTTATGGCAAACACCATGCGCCGCATGATATCCAGGTGCGCGAGTTTTCTACCGGTCGTTCGAGAAGGGATACCGCGATGAATCTCGGCATTGATTTTCTGGTCGGCAAGAAGGTTGAGAAGATGGAGTCCATTGATTCACTCCGGCGATACCTGGGGCGTTGTTGGTTCGATGCCGAAAAATGCAAACTGGGAATCGCGGCACTCCGCAATTTTCATAAAAGCTATAACGATAAGACCCGAACATTTTCATCTCCGGTACATGATTGGAGCTCACACGGGGTCGATGCGCTGATCGAATGCTCCAATGCGTTCTATTTAGATGGATTCGAAGAGTCCAATATGAAACAAACGCAATCGATTAATGAGTACGATATTTTCAATGCGGGGAAAAGTAGTTTTTTTTAATGGTTTGAGATTGCCAGAAATGTACAACTTTCATTAATTTGTAACTAGATAATAATAGGAGTTTCCTCTAATGGGTTCATTGTTTAGTTCACCAAGTATGCCAAGTCCTCCGCCACCACCTCCTCCGCCAAAGCCGGTTGTTATGCCGCCGCCGCCACCTCCTCCGGAGCCTCCAAAGCCTCCGCCAGAAGTGGATAAGAATGCGGAAGAAATGGAAGCGAGAAAGGCAACGCTGGCAAGGAAACGAAGCGGCCGAAGGTCTACCATTATGACCGGTCCTTTGGGTGATCCCTCGGATGCCGGATCCTATAAGAAAAAACTACTAGGTGACTAATGCCAGATATTATTTCTTTACTTAAACGACACGACAAACTGAAACAGCGGCGTGTTCAATGGGAGCCGTTCTTTCGGGATGTTCGAGATTATATTCGCCCGAGAAAAGGCAAAGTGGATTCATCTACCTTGCAATACGGCCAGCCGAACACCAATAAAAGGTTTGACTCGACAGCCACCGAAGCGAATAGACTCCTCGCACTTTCCATGCAGAATTCACTATGTCCGAGCTCGGTGGTTTGGTACAAACTGAAAATCCCCGATGCTCACCCGATGGCAGACCTCAATAATGATCCGGAAGTCCAGGCGTGGTTCGATGCGGCCGTCCAGAAAATGTTTTTCACCATGCACCAATCCAATTTCTATTCGGTGATTGGTGAGGCGTTTCTCGACTACACATCCTTTGGAACAATCTGCATCATGGTCGATGAAGATGATTTGACCAATCCGGCATTCAATGGAGTGATCTATAAGAGTATGCCAATCGGTGAATTTGTTTTTGCCGAGGATCGCCGGGGTGTACCCGATACTCTTTTTTGGGAATACAAATTGAGTGCCAGGCAAGCCGCCCAGCAATTCGGGTTGAAGAACTTGCCCGAAGTGATTCGGGAAGCCGCCCAGGAAAAGCCGGACGAAGAATATGATTTTCTTCGGGCGGTCCTTCCGGCGGAAGATTATTATTCGAAGAAGCGCCGAGGCAAGGAATCAAAAGCCTGGACGGCCATCGATATTTTTTCCCATGGCAAGGAAAAAGTTGCCGAGTCGGGATACAACGAATTTCCGTACGCCATCGGACGGTTTGCCAAGGAATCCGGCGAACTTTGGGGGAGATCCCCGGCCGATGTTGCCATGGCAGATATTAAAGTTTTAAACAAGATCCGCGAGTTGGAACTTAGAGCTCTTGCGAAAGCGGTCGATCCTCCAATGATTGCCCCGCACCAGGGAATTGTCGGAGCATTCAAACTTATTCCGGGAGCGATTAACTATTCACGCGAACCCGAACGCATCAAATTTTTACCATTCGAAGGCCGATTTGATCTTACCAATTTAAAAGGTGACGAACTCAAACGCGGTATCCGGTCCATGTTCATGGCAGATCAACTTGTGATGCCGGAAAAACCGAACATGACCGCCCAGGAAGTAATCGAATTGAGAGAACAATTTCAAAGAATGTTAGGGCCCACGGTTTCACGTTTTGAATCCGAAGTCCTAATGCCTATCGTTTTACGCACGTTCGGCATCGGCTATCGTACCGGCTTGTTTCCGACTCCTCCGGAACAATTGTTCGGTTTAGATGAAATCGATGTCGAATTTGTGGGCTCCCTGGCCAAAGCACAAAAACTTCAAGATGTGACAGCAATAACTCAATGGTTTGGAATGCTTGGCCAGGCGGCCCAATTTAATCCGGAAGTTTTGGACATGGTTGATTTTGAGGAAGCATTAAGAATCCTGGGTGACCGGTTAGCGGTTCCGGGTTCTGCATTGAAATCCGAGGAAGCTCTAGCACAACTAAGAATGATCAAAGCTCAACAAATGGAACAACAAAAACAAACGGACGAATTGATGACGGCCGCCGAGGGTGTAGGAATGGCAGGGCCGGGACTCAAATCATTGATGGAGGCAAATGAAACAGCCGAACGAGTTGGAACTCCAACTGAATGAAAAGGCACGTAAGAAAGTAGCAATCAATTATTTGCATTGTTTCGATACACAAGCGGGGCAAGAGGTTTTAAAGGACTTGAAAGAAATGTATCAGGATAAATCCAGCGTGGTGGCAAACGATCCGCATGGCACTTATTTTCAAGAGGGATGCCGGTTTGTTTATCTACTGATTACCGAATCGGTGAAGCTGGGACAAGAACTTAAATCAAAAGGAGAATAATTAATGATTACGGAAACGCAAGAGCCGGTTGAATCCGACACCTCAAGCGAAGCGGAAGAAACGGTTGAGGCTCCCCCTAGCTGGCGGGATGAAGTACCGGAAGATTACCGCGAAGAAAAAACATTGAGTAAATATCAAAGTGTCGGTGACCTGGCAAAAGGTCATGTGCATCTTTCTCGCATGATGGGAAATTCTGTAAAGATTCCGGGAGAGGATTCCACTGATGACGAACGCAATGATTTTTATTCGAAGCTGGGACGGCCCGAAACAGCGGACAAATATGAATACGAACGTCCGGACATGCCGGAAGGAATGTCATACGATGAAAATTCCGAATCTGCATTTAAACAGTTGGCACACGATCAGGGGCTATCGCAAAAACAGTTAGGATCCATTCTGGATTTCTATAATAAGTTTGCCTTGGATTCCCAGATTGATCAGAAACTAAAAATGGATGAAGCCTATTTTAAAGGGGAAGCATCCTTACAAAAAGAATGGGGCATGAAAGGGTACGACCGGAATGTTGCAATCGCCCAACGTGCGATGAAAGAGTTCGGTGGTCCGGAGCTCGAGAAACTTTTAACGTCCGACCCCCGTGGTTCTGATCCGGCACTCATCAAGGCGTTTTATAAGATGGGCTTAAAGAGCCAGGAAGCTCGACCATTAGATGCCGAACATGATTCTAGTTTTCTGGATATCACATCGGCGCAAAAAGAAATTGAAAACTTTAACAAGCCAGCGCACAAAATGTACAAGGCTTATTGGAACAAAGACGATCCGAAGCACGCCGAGGCGGTTGCGTACCGTGATCGATTATTTGATATGGCATATCCGGATGAATGATGGAACAAAACATCTATTGCGGTGATTGCGAAAAGTTTGGAAAAAAGAGAATTGTTATATCCAGGGTTAAAAACCCGTTTCGCCTCGGAAGGTTAAGAGGTCGGAAACATGATTATTGTTTGCATTATGATTTACCAGCGAAGGAAACCGATTTCTATGGATTGTGTGAAGTTGCAAAACGCATTCCGGTCAAAATTGAGTTCCCTAGCTTAGTGACGAAAGACCCGGAAACGGACCCTCCAATGTCACATAATAGTTGTATCTCGGATACCCCGCAAGGGCCCACCTTATAAGTAGTACCCGAGA